TTCTGGCTGACCAGTCTGGGGATTAATCGTTAGCTGCCCACCGGGCATTAAAGACGCAATGCCTTGGACCTCTTCTGGGTTCATATGAACAAGCATCGAATCGCCATAACGACCTTGCGCAGCCAAACGCTCTGCCTGTTTTTGCATAGGAGGCTGTTTCATTTGATTCGCCATTTACAAACCAACCTTTAGTATATTCAATTAAACTAACACTTCCAACGTCTTCGAGCCTGTCTTAGCCTAGAATTAGGGTTCCTAGCTGCTTTAGGAAACTTTTTCATTTGGCCTTCTGATCTTGCACAAAAAGACTTTCTTCTTTTCGCATCCTTGCTGCCTTTCTTAACTTTGCCAGTTACAGCTGTTTGAAGTTTGCTACCAGGGTTCTTTCTTCGGTAAGCTTTAACACCAGCCTCTGTCATGCCAGCACCAGATTCAGTGGATCGAAAGTTCTTTTTGTTCCTAGCAGGCATATCATCTGCCTTACGCTCTTTTGCTTTTTTTGCAGCCTTTCTGCGTTTAACCTGACCGCCAGTCCTAAATTCTTGTGCATAACGTCTAAACATTAGCTATACCTTGTTTTCTTTCTGCGACCTGGCATTACTGCGCCACACCCTCGATGATTCCTTTTGGTAACAAAACAACCATCTTTTGCAAAAGTCTTTACATTAGTTGGTTTGCCGCCAACTCCTTGCTTTCTTGATCTTTTTCTTTTTACTGCGCTTGTACGCTCAGAAGCCGTCATGGAGTTTGCTTGTGATCGAGGCACACACTTAGGATATTTTCTTTTAGATCCTTTGGTTGAAGATCTGCCGCATGGTTGAAACTCCCCATCTTTCTTGGGCGCGCCTATATCAACCCAATCGCCTTTTGATCCTTTACCAAACCACTCTTTTAGGCTCATGTCAGACCTATCATCCTAGCTCTTTTAGCGACAAAACCACCCCCATTAAAGTTTCTTCTTCTTCCTCTTGCAGAAGCAGGAGATGTTGGTTTTTTGCCTTTAAAGTCTTTACGCTTTACACCAGAAGGATCTTTAATCTTTCCTGCACAAATCTTACTTGCGTAAGCATTTGCATAAGCACTTGGATATACATCAAATTTACGTTTAGCTGCCGACTTACCTCTTTCACATAACTTCGTCATAAACTCACCACCAATGAACCATTTGTAATTACCTGAACCGTGCCTACCTGTCCAGTCCCACTTAACCCAGATGTGTCTGGATCAGTAATATAAATCCATGCAGTCCCACTCCAAACCTGTAGGTTGCCAACCGAACTATTCCATATAATATCACCAGCTTGGAATTTAAGTTCATCTAATTCTGACGCAGTAAATTGAGGCGTTTTGTCTGGATTAAACGCATCAAGGCTTAGTTCAAGAAGCCTTACTGTCTTATTGTATGTGCCAGCAGCAACAACCTGATCTGTTTCAAATGGTAATCTACCCTGTAAAAGCTTACTCATCTTCTACCATTCGGTCTAATATCAAGTCGAGTACCGCCAACCCTAAATCCAACTCCTTCTCTTACACCAACGGACGCATCATCATCTGATTCAAATCTAACCACAGCTTGTCGAGCTCTAGCTCTCATATCTATCTTGGTGGTAGATGCAGTAAAGCTTGTGGTTTGATCTGTTGATAAAGAATCACCAGGATAGTTTCGTTCTTTTAAGACAACATTAATCTGTTGCCCACTGCCTCCGCTACCTGTGAATTTAACGTCAGGAATCATGCGTTTAATAAATTGAAACTCTTCTCCGTCACCTATATCAAAGTCAGCAGACTCAACAAATACGTTGTCCATTGGAGATCCATCATCATCATTCCCTGTCTCATGCTGATAAAGATAAGGGGTAGAGCTTGACTTTCCAGCGGCTCTTGGAAAAGAAACAATTCCTTCATCTAACCAAGCTGTTCTTTCTAACTGCCCAATCGCCCATGATTGTTCAACGTAATTATAAGTGACATATCGATCAATTGAGGTTGTTCCAGAAGAACAATAAAACCAACCGACTTCATTGAATTGTTTGTTTAGGAAAGCAAAGAACTGATACGCCTGACCTTCTTCTAGGTCATCAAACACATACGAATGAACACTGCATGGGACCGGAGATACGGCTCCCGTATAAGTATAGAAGCCTTTCTTGTCCATCCAGAACACACCGGATGGCGTATTGATCGTGGCGTTAGGACCAATCAAACTAACGCCTTCGTTAATTAAATTTAATCCAAAAGTTAACGGCGTTCCAATAAACTGCAAACTGTAGAGCGCAACATCAGTCCAAACCAATGTTTCTTGTCTAGCTCTAAGTCCTCCAATAATTTCTGATCCTGCGGAACATCGTAAAGAACCAGCCGTGTTATCTGATCTAGGCTCCCACTCTGCTGGATTTTCTTGATCAGAGAAAGCAATTAACAATGGATCAATTGAGCCAGATCGAGAACCACCACTGATTGGGTCAGAACCCAAGACAATAACGTGTCGATCTACATCAGACACCAATACCTGCAATCCTTTTGTTGGGGTAAGATTAGCGCCTGTCAACGAACTCAATGCAACGGCTCTGTCTGTGCCAAGAGTTTTTGCGCTAGTGTCCCAGTAATAAACGCCACCTGCACGGACATTAGCAATCAAGTCTTCGCCAAAACTATCAAATGACCATAGTCTTAATTGATTTAAATTAGTAAGCGAACTGGTAGAACCCCAAGTTCCACCGCCCCAGGTTCCAGAACCCCAACCTGTGCCGTCTACGAATACATCAAGACCAACACTGATTTGGTAAGCGCCAACAGTAGACCCTCCACCATTGCCGCTATCACTAGCGTTGGCAGTGACGGTATCACCGCTCGTATCTTTTGCGGTGATGGTATAAGTGCTGGTAGAAGGTACAGTTGCTATCTCGTACTCTTGGTTTATGACCGCTGCTATGACATTACCTCCTAGTGATGCTGCCCCACTAAAAGTAACGAAGTCGCCCTGTGACGCTCCATGAGCAGTATCAGTAACAGTTAATGTGCTTGACCCGTTAGTCGCTGCAAATGTTACATCTCCCGCACTAGTAGTACTGCGAATCGGTGTAATGTCATTGAAGTTTGTGCCTTCCTGTATATAAAGCTTAGTTCGCGTGCCAAGACCAAGAAGTTTTGTGCCAGCTAAATCAACCCAACCTAATAGCTTTCTGCCTGTTCCGTTATAAGAAGTTTGAATGACCTTTGTCCACCCACCTATCTTTTCGGCAAAGCCTTTGCGAAACCTGATTAGGTTACCGTCAAACCAACCGCCCTCTGCGGTGTAATCGGTTCCTTCTTTATTAATGCCAGGATTAAACAAAAACTTTTGAAGAGCCATTACTGATATTCTCCTGTTCTTATCATTTCAGTAACTTCAGGC